GATGGAGCATTCACGGTTACGCCTGTTGCCTTACTGGTGAGCTGGGTTACAGCACCGCCGTAAACGTAGCCAATGGCTTTGCCAGCGGATGTTTCAAAAAAACTTGCCATTAGATCAATCCATTGAAGAGACGACGGTGGCGCGAACGATGCCGATGTTTTTCAGCTCGTACACTTTCGACCAGTTGGAAGCTGTTGCCAACTGGGTCCGGTTTGGGTTTGCATCAGTCACAGCCCACTTTGCGCCCACCGGGTGGTAAACGTAGTGAAGGTCGAGTGACATTGCATCGGACTTTTGCAAGATGTCACGATCAGTTTCAGTCTGAATGCCAGCCTGCTCGCCGCTGCCAACACTGCCCTGCGAGAACATGTAAACGGCATACTCAGTCGATGCACCAGATCCAACGGTGTTCACATCGTCTGAAACAATCACGCGGAGCCCCAGGTAAATGGGGACGGTCACCTCACCGTAGGCATTAGCGATTGACCCACCGGATGCAGTCGCATCACCGCCGACCACATCTGTTGCCTTGACGTAATCGACAGCACGACGTTCGACCAACTCGTAATAAGTTTTCGAGTGCATGACAATGGTGTTCAGCTTTTCGCCTTGATCACCGAGCAATGCACGGGCCTGCGAAACCTGACGGGGGCTGAGTGATGTTGGAGTATCACCAGATTCGCCGTCAATCGTTAGATCGAAGAATGCAGCGGCAGAAGACGTGTTGTTGACCGGGCCAAACACACCGCTGAGACATGCAAGCAGATCTTTTTGCTTTTGATGGTTTACATAGTTGGCCATTTTCTGGCCAAGGGCTGCCATTGGGTCAGAACCAGCGGCAAGGGCAGCAAGATCACGAGACTCAAAAGCGCGACCACGATGCAAAACCACGCCAACTTGCTTGTCAGCTGTGATCTTGCCTGGGGTCAGTGAAGAGCTGTCAGAAAGAACTTCAAAGTCACCCGCCAAATTTGCGTTGTAAAACGGGATGTTGACGAAATCGCCGCCATCCTCAGACGCATTAAGTTGCGCCAATGGTTGCACAACACCGCTTTGCAGAAAAGCATCGCGACGTGTTGATTCTTCAATCAGGTATGGATTAAAAATCTCCGGAATGATGATGTCAGAGCGCAGAACCGCCATGACTAACCTCCTAAAAAATGGTTGTTTATTTTTCGGGCGTAACCCTTGCGGCTCTGCGTAGCTTCACCTTCGCTACATATTAGCGGTTCGCAGCATTTTTAAGCCGCTCATACAAATCACGGTCAGTCTTAAACAGCCGCGATTGCTCTGTAAGGTTGAAACCTTCAGCGCTGAATGGGTTCTTTGTGCCCGGCGTGATCTCACCGCTAGCCCTCGATGACGGCGCACCAGATCCCTGCGGCTTTGGTGCTTTCTGCATCCATGCCGGTGTTTTCGCCTTCGCCCATTCCCCCACGGGGGTGCGCTCGTAGCCTTCGACCACCACGACAGTGCCATCAGGCTCGCGCTGGATTTGGTCGCGTTTTAGCTGGGTGTTAAGCACCAGTTGAGGATCATGCACCACATCCGACAATGCGCTAACAGCTGGTGCCATCAACTCAAGCTCTTGCACTCGATCGGTCAGCTCTTGAATCCGCTTGTCTTTTTCAGTAGCTGATTCCCTGAATTGCGACTCAAGCGCTGCCTTTGCCTCAGCGTATTGCCCTTTGCTTTCAAGTTGCTGTTGCTCCGCATTGGCCTTGAAATCAATCAGGGCCTGAACGTCAACCTCGGCGGCCTTTGTTTTGTTCAACTTGCCGATCAGCTCATAATTTTTCCGCTCTAACGCCTCAACGCTTTTCTTTAGCGCGTCAACATCGGCTGTCGGCTGTTCTTGCTCTTGAGACGTAATCTCTTCGGTCATGTGAAACCCGTAAGGCTTATTTGCCTCACCACTTTACTTTATCCGCCCAATAGGCTGCAGATGTTTTGCCTTTGGCGATGTTTTTGGCGTGTCGTGCTTTGAATGATGCACGCTTTGCCTTATCAGCTGCTGATTCACCTTTTCGGGGTGGCTTTGGCTTTGCGCCCTGCATCCCGAAACGAATCAGCTTCGGTTTGCCGGCAACCTTCACCACGACAGCGTGACTTTTGCCGCTGGGATGGCTTGGCGTTCTGATCGGCTTGTCATAGCCGTCAAACGTATGGCCGCCGCGCTTGATGCTCACTTCTTCTTTGGTGCTGCTTTCAGTTGTGACCTGCGCTTAAGCACTGGGTTGCCTGTCGACTCTGACGTGAGTTTGATCACTGGATCGTCAGCAGTGCCGACCCTGACGATGTTGCCGCCTCGAGGCCCTTTGATTGCTGCCCGAGCCCCGCCCATCGCGGTAACAGTGCCAAACGTGCGTTTGCCTTGGTAAACCCAGCTGACGCGCTGCCCTTTTTTCATTTCTTTTTGCCGCCTTTCTTGGTGCCTTTTGGTTTCTTATAACCGCCGCATTTCATGGCTTGGTTGCTGTTGTCCTCATTCTACGGCTGCCCGTACCTTGCCTTGAGCTGCTTCAACGTCAACTCTGAACCATCATTTGCAACAAACTTACGGATTGCATCCTCTGGCCCATATTTCTTCACCAGCTTGTTCCAATAAGGGATCCTGCTAGGCCCCAAAACGTCGCGTTTCACGTTGTCGCCCTGCTCTTGCAACCATTCCCCATAAGACTGATTTGCCGGAACCGTCCGCGTCTTGGCGGCTTTGCTCATCGGCCCTGAAATAATGCCCGGCCTGCGTATTGCGCTGGGTGGCGGTTCAGGCATCCCAAGCGCTGCATAGTCAATCTCTGGGACGGTAGTTGATCTGCAGTTGAAATGTTGCGGGGGTGTTGGCCCCTTGCCGTACTCAAATACCTGCTGATCTAATGCCCTGCAACGTGCCGATGTTCGTGAATCCAGCGTCGCCACGTATTTGTATTTTTCCGTAATCTCAGCGCTTGCCTTGTAGGTGGCCTGGCTGATCGCATTGGCCACTTGATTGACGCTAGTCCTAACCAACGTATTCACCTGATGATTGGCCACTGCTGTGAGCTGGCCCCCTGCCTGCGCTAGTTGCCGCACTGATAGCGGCCCAAAATCAGCAAACTTCAGACGGCCCTTCAGGCGCCTTGCCATTTGGGGCCCTGAATCGCCTGCCAAGAACCCAGACTGCACGGTTTTGGTGAACAGCTCAGCTTGAGATTCAGCGATGCCCCGAAACGCCTTCGATACGGTTGAGCCATTCGGCAACGTGATCTGAGCGCCCTGCGTTGCCGTCAGCCTGAATGTTGCCGGAGATGGCCCCACTGCTTCCAGCAGATCATCAGATAAAACATTCAGGCCGATCTCAATTGGATCTGTCATCACGACAGCACGGGCAAAAGCTGGATCGATCTGCAACGACCTGACCTGTTCGATCATGTGGTCTGGCACCATCTCCAGCAGCTGCGCCCTGATGAATTGCTCCTCAAATGTGGCCAGCCCCTGCAGCTCCCCGGCCAGCAATGCAGAGCTTTCGCCGGCCCAGTTATCGAGGCTTGCCCGTAGCTGCCTGACGATCTCCCTGAGTCTGGTTTGACGGTCAAATGCCCGTTCATCTTCGACCAATATCTGCAGATCCGCGACAGCTTGCAAAATCAAACGGTTGTAAGCGATCGCAATTTGCTTTGCCTCAGCATTGCTGAACCTGTTCAGATCAACAGCGTGCCGATAAAACTCAGACGGGGTGCTCATTCCTGCAGTCCACCGGCAGCCGTTGCCTCAAGCTCCTCCTCAAGGTCAAAGTCATCACCAAGCACTTCCCCTGCCTCAAGTTGCGTCAACAGGGTTGATTGCGTGATCGTGCCGGCCAGGTAAAGCTCGAGCAGCGCTTTAATTTCTGCAGGATCCATGCGGGAGCCCATGAAATCACGGTTGATCAATGCACTGCCGGGCGAGGCATCGTTTAGGTAGGCAGCATGAAACCGCAGGCAATTGTCGATCATATCCTGCATATTTTGGGCAATCACCATCATCGTTGAGTCGCCTTGGCTGCGGTCGATGCGCTTTGACTCGGCTGTCTCAGCTGAAAGCTTCTGGCCCAGCACACTGGATAGGCCCAGCTCATTGATCTGCTTTTCGATCTGATCCAGCCGCTGAAACAATGCATTAAAGCTGTTACCGGCTGGTTCTAGGTATTGCGCGGATGCGCCTTCAGGTAATGCAAGCGCTTCATTTGGCCCCGCGCTGATCTCTTCTGCTGATTGCGGGAATCCGAAAATCGCCAGCATCGGAACTGCCGCCACATGCAAAATGTTGTCGAGATCTGATTGGACTTGATACGCCTTGATGTTTAATTCACCGATGTCTTCCATCGGCGGTTTTGATTGCAAGTAATTGACGCGGTTACTGTATACAACTGAAAAGGGTATTTCGCTTAGGCTTGTTTTACCTTCCTCAAATAATGTGTAGTCTTTCTTTTCGTCTTGCCTGAATAGCTCGTAATACCCTGGCGTCAATACTCTCACCTGA